GGCACTAAAGGAAAGTGTACTCCCATCACGAAACCAGGATGTACTGGTCGTGCTAAAGCATTAGCCAAAACTTTTAAAAAAATGGCTAAAAAAAGAAGTAAGTAATAATGCAAGACCCTTTACAGATACTTTATAAAGTATCAAAAAATGTAGAAGCTAGAATACAGCAATTAGCTGTAAGTGTCACATCCGGAAATGTTGACAATTTCGAGCAATACAGGTATATTATAGGTCAAATTAACGCACTAGAATTAGTACGACAGGATATCTCTAACCTGCTAAACGAAAAGGAGCAAAAAGATGAGCACACAGGAACCGTTATCGACATCAGTCGAAAATCCAAAACATAAATCAGCACTATTAGATCAATACCAAGAAGAGAAAAAACTTTTAAAAGAAAAGCCAAAAGAAATGACCAAGGAGTTGGATAAACTTCCACTTCCTTGTGGATGGAGAATTTTAGTATTGCCTTTCGAAGCATCTAAAAAGAGTAAAGGAGGAATCATTTACTCTGATTCAGCTGTAGAGAGAGCGTCAATTGCATCAACTTGTGGAAACGTATTGGCAGTGGGAAGCCAAGCATACGACAAAGAGAAATTTCCAGAAGGACCATGGTGTAAAAAAGGAGACTGGGTTTTATTTGCACGTTATGCAGGATCCAGAATCAAAATACAAGGTGGGGAAGTCCGTCTGCTAAATGATGACGAAATTTTAGCGACCGTCAAGAATCCGGAGGATATCTTGCATGAAATCTAATCATAGAAGGAGTAACTATGCCAAATGAAGACAAATCTAGTGAAAAACTAGTCGACATTGATACATCAGGTCCAGGGGCCGATGTTGATGTTGCAGAAACAAAGGACCAAGAAACAGTAGACATTAAGGAGGAACAATCTAATGAAGAAACTACTCAAAACAATACTAGCGCCGATGACACATCTAAGAAATCTGATGTCAGCGATGATGTTCAGAATACCGAACAAGAAAAATCTCAGAAAGACTCGGAACTAGAAGAATACAGCAAAGGAGTTCAAAGTCGTATCTCTAAACTAACACGTAAAATGCGTGAAGCAGAACGTAGAGAAGCAGCGGCATTGGATTATGCAAAAGCTGTAGAATATAAGCGAAGAGAAATGGAATCTCATTTTGTAAAAAAAGATTCTGCTTATAATAAAAAACTTGAAGAAAGTGTTAAAACTGGAATGGAAGCAGCGCAAAAAGAATTGGCTGCGGCTATTGAAAGTGGTAACGCTCAAGCTCAAGTTGAAGCTAATAAAAGAATAGCTTCTCTTGCTTTTGAAAATGCAAAAATTCAACAAGTAAAAGAGAATGCACCAGAAGTTGAGGAACCAAGACGAAGACCTCAATTATCTGATGAACAATACTTACCACGGAGAACTCCTAATGAGTTACCAGATCCTGACCCAAGAGCTGAGGATTGGGCTGCTAGAAACAGATGGTTCGGTCAAGACCGAGCAATGACGTTTACAGCATTCGAAATCCATAAAGATCTAGTGGAAAAAGAGGGTTTTGATCCTAAGTCAGATGATTATTATAAGGAAGTTGATCGAAGAATAAGACTTGACTTTCCTCATAAATTTGATAAAGGTGGTAGTGTTAATACGTCCGCACCTGTTCAGACAGTTGCTTCGGCTAATAGAAGTGTAAAACCTGGGCGCAAAACTGTAAGACTCACACCTTCACAGGTAGCAATTGCTAAAAAATTAGGTGTGCCACTTGAAGAGTATGCGAAACAATTAAAACTCACGAAGGAGGCTTAAGCATATGAAACTAAATGATAAAAAAACAACCTCTCGTGCGAACCAAACTAGGTCTAAATCTGAAAGACCAAAAGTATGGGTTCCACCATCTTCTCTAGATGCACCACCAGCGCCTAAAGGTTTTAGGCACAGATGGATAAGAGCCGAAAGTGTTGGCTTTGATGACACTAAAAACATCTCAGGTAAATTAAGATCTGGATGGGAGTTAGTCAGAGCGGACGAATACGAAAATTCGGATTATCCTGTTGTCAAAGACGGAAAATACGCTGGAGTGATTGGGGTAGGTGGCCTATTGCTGGCTAGGATACCGGAAGAGCTCGCGAAACAACGTGACGAATACTTCAAAAAACAAACTGAAGCTCGTGACGAAGCGGTAGAAAACGATCTCATGAGGGAACAGCACCCAAGTATGCCGATCAATGTTGATCGACAGACACGTGTAACCTTCGGTGGTACAAAGAAAAGTTAATTTTTTAACAATTCTCAAACCAACGAATTAAATTAACCCCGTTTATAGTTAAACCTATAAACAATTATATGGAGTATATGTATTATGGCAAACACTAATACAGCCGGCTTTGGTTTAATTCCAACAGGAGTAATGGGTTCTACACCTTCTACTCAGGGCCAAAGTAAATATTACATAGATGCAGCCTACAATGCTGACCTATTCCAAGGAACATCCGTAAGGATCGTTAATGGATATGTTACTACAGCACAAGCGGCTATTACTAATTCAACAATCGGTGTGTTGAATGGTATATTCTATAATGCGGCAACTACCAAAAAGCCTACTTGGGCTAATTGGTATAACCAACCGATTACTCCAGCTAACAGCGAGGACATAACTGCTTTTGTTCTTGACAATCCTTTCCAACTTTTTGTTGGCGCTATGGATGATGCAATTCCACAAGCTGACTTTTTCGAAACGTACGGCTTAACGGTAACTGCAGCAGGTAGCGAAACAAGTGGACAGTCAAGTTCAACTATCACTTATAGTACTCGAGCAGCAACGGCAAACCAATGGAGAGTTCTTAGAACGGCTGAGGATCCAGACAACGAAGACATTACAGCAGCATATTGTAGTGTTGTGGTTGTTCAAAACCTTAACCAAGTAAACTCTGGTGGTTTGACTTCTGCATCATAATAGGAGCATATAGACTATGGCAATATCAAGAGCACAGCTAGTTAAAGAACTAGAACCAGGCCTAAATGCACTATTTGGGCTGGAATACAAACGTTACGATTCAGAGCATGAAGAAATTTATGCGAAGGAGTCTTCTGACAGAGCTTTCGAAGAGGAAGTAATGTTATCTGGATTTGCAAACGCACAAACAAAACCTGAAGGTCAAGGTGTTTCATTTGATGAAGCACAAGAGACTTTCACTGCTAGATACACTCACGAGACAGTGGCTTTAGCTTTCGCTATCACAGAAGAAGCTATGGAGGACAACCTCTATGACAGAATCTCTTCTAGATACACAAAAGCTTTAGCAAGATCTATGGCAAATGCTAAACAAGTGAAAGCAGCAGCACCATTAAACAATGGTCTGCCAAGTGGTTCTTTCAATACAGGTGACGGAGTTACGTTAATCAATACTTCTCACCCTACTATTGCTGGAACTTTCAGCAACACTTTGTCTACTGCAGCGGATCTTAACGAGACATCTTTAGAGCAAGCAATGATTGACATTGCTGCGTTTACTGATGAACGTGGTCTTAAAATTGCAGCTAAAGGTATGAAAATGATCATCCCTTCTGCTTTGCAATTTACAGCCGACAGACTTATGAAGTCTCCAGGCAGAGTGGGAACAGCTGACAATGATATCAATGCATTGAAAAACATGGGTATGATTCCTCAAGGTTATAGAGTGAACCACTACCTAACTGACACTGATGCATTTTACATCATTACTGATGTTCCAAATGGCATGAAATATTTCGATAGAGCACCATTGAAAACTGCAATGGAAGGCGATTTCGATACTGGTAATGTTAGATACAAAGCTAGAGAAAGATACAGCTTCGGTTGTTCTGACCCTAGAGGTATTTACGCTTCACCAGGTGCGTAATAAATAATTAATGTGGCGGCCTTAAAACCGCCACATTTCACTGATATAATGAAAATTCAATGAAAAAATTCTCAGTAAAAATATGGGCTTATGATCACTATGCATCTTTTGATGTAGAAGCGGAAGATAACGTTTCTTCAATTGAAAAGAGTATCCTTGACAAAATTGGAGAAAAAAGTATAAAATGGGAATATCTCGGAAAGTCATATGATGACCGAGTTAACAGAATAACCTATGAGGAGGTTATAGATGGTACAAGACATGTACAAACAAAAAAGGTCCTTGGAGTTGAAATGGCAGTTGGAGTATGAGCAAAATGGTAAATATACTCTTAATATGGTCGAAATTGATAAAAAGATTAGAGAAGTTATCACTGAGATCAAACTCGAGGAATCTAAGATTGCAAGTAGAGAAAATGCAATCAATAATATTGCTGCCGAAGTTTCTGTGGCTACTTAAATAAACGCCATATTTCTGGAATTAAACATTTCTAGAGGGATCCCTTGCACTCCATACAAAAATCATATATACTTTTATCACTATACAATTATTAATTAGAATACTGACGCGTATAGTCGACGGCCTAGAGACAGTATTTAAAAACTAGGAGGATATAATTATGGCAAATACAACTTTTAACGGTCCAGTACGATCTGAAAATGGATTTACTGATATCGCTAAAGACTCATTAGGAAATGTTATCACAAACATGAAACTGGAGCAGTACACTGCTACAGTAACTGTTGCTAACGGTGATACAACTGGAAAAGAAAGTTCAATCGGAATGCCGACAAACTTTATTCCATTAGCATGTGCTGTTGTAGTAACAGTAGCATCAACAAATTCAGTTAATCTTGACGATGTAGGATCAGATGCTGATACAGACGGTTACTTAGATGGAATCGGAAGTACTTGTGCAGTAAATTCTACAGGATTCAAAGGATTCTGGGTTTGTAATGGTGCACTAGGATTCATTGACTTAGGAGCTGGTGTTGTTGCAACAAGTTCAACACCTGATGAAGTTGAAGTAGTTTTAAGTGGAGACCCAGGAGCTGCGGGCTGTACTTTAAAATTGAAATTCTTTGGAATTTCTAGTACTTCAGACACAGCGTAGTAAAATAATGTGAGCTCCTTCGGGAGCTCACAAACAGGAGAAAAATATGGGTACATATGTAAGTAATGTAAAAACAACTAGATTAACTTCCTCAGGAGCAATTTTTGCAGGACCTTGTAGAATTTTAGGAATTTATTATGTTGCAGACACAACTGCAGGATCTATCACTATAAAAGATGGTGGTGGTTCAGGAACAAGTGTCGCAGTATTTGATACACCTAAAGGAGTTGCTGCTAATGCAGGAGAAAATTGGGTTCAATATATTCCAATTCCAGGTGATGGAATTAGATGCGAAACTAGTGGTTATGCAACTTTAAGCGGTGTAGCAAAAGTTACTATTATTTTTGGGTAGGAGGCTAAATGGCTAACACTACTTCCGGAACAGTAACGTTCGACAAAACATTTGCTATTGATGAAATTATTGAAGAAGCATACGAACGTATTGGTATGCAAGGTACTTCTGGCTATCAATTAAAAACAGCCAGAAGATCACTTAATATTTTATCCTTAGATAAAACTACAGTAACTTTTTATCCAACACCAAATTCAACTGCAGCATCTAACTATGCTCATATTTATTTTGTTAAAAGAATTCAAGATGCAGGAGACTATACTAATGCAACAGATGTTCCATATAGATTTGTGCCATGTATGTCTTCAGGATTAGCTTTTTATTTAAGTCAAAAATATAATCCAGAGATGACACAAAATTTAAAATTACTTTATGAGGATGAACTAGCAAGAGCTTTATCTGAAGATGGTTCACCATCTAGTAGTTACATAACCCCTAAAACTTACTTTCCGAGTATATAATGGCTAAATTTGCAGGAGGAAAATACGCACTAGCAATTTCAGACAGAAGTGTC